TGGGGAGGATTGCTTATGTCAACTAAGAACGAACGAAATGAAGAGAAAAAACTCGACCTGAAGCGTGTCGAAGGTTATTCACCCACACAGTTACCATCGATATGGTATAGCTGAAGAATTAAAGAAAAAGCGTGTTGCGAACTTTGCAACACGCTTTCTTTGGTATGCTCGGCATGAGCAATGTCTAACGGGTGTAAGTCCCGAGTGAGCCCTAATAGCGGGAATCACACAGCCAAAGACAAGGGTGTCCATTGCGAGGTGGAATCTGAAAGAAGTCGGCGGCAAACATCTGGCCTGACGAACAGGAACCACATACAAGGCATTTGACCGTGGGTAAAGTTGCCAATCAAACTAAAGCCCGATAGCTATTCGGAACGGTTGGTGTAAATGTGGCGGGTATAAGATGGAAAGACATTGCCCTTATCCGAGGAGGTCTCGCGGACGCATTGAATAGTTTCTATTACGAAAGGTGCGCAGTAACAACGAACCGTGAGAAGTCAGCCGAGGTCATAGTAGCGGAGTTGTCGATAACGCTTCGTGAAGGACTGAACCTAAATTAAGCGATAAGTAATTGAACGTTACCGTATGAAAGTACGAATGCAGAAAACACTGGCAGATGTCATTGGCCACCCTCAAAGGAATAGGACGGAATCCGAAAGGTATGAGGGGGTGCAGACTTTCATGTGGATGACGGAAGACAACATCGTGGAAGTGCCATTCGACAAGGAGCATCTGTTGGAAGTTATCCTCGACCCCTCGAATCTGAACCGTGCCTATAAGTCGGTGATGAGGAACAAGGGTTGTGGCGGTATCGACGGAATGTCATGCGAGCATCTGCTTCCATGGCTTCTGGCCAACAAGGAAACTTTGACCCGCTCCTTGCAGGACGGTTCATACCGTCCGAATCCCGTCCGTCGCGTAGAGATACCGAAGGACAACGGCAAGATGCGCCTTTTGGGTATCCCGACGGTCGTAGACCGGCTGGTGCAGCAAGCCATCAATCAAGTACTGACCCCAATCTATGAGAAGCAGTTTTCCCATTGGAGTTTCGGCTTCCGTCCAGGGAAAGGCTGCCATGACGCACTGAAGGGAGCGCAGAGGATAGTCGATGAAGGCTATAAGTATGTAGTCGACCTCGACCTAGAGCGGTTCTTCGACACGGTGTGCCATAGCCGCCTCATAGAGATACTTGGCCGTACGATAAAGGACGGTCGTGTGGTCAGCCTTATACACAAATATCTGCGCAGCGGTGTAATCAGCCACGGGCTGTTTGAGTCGAGTGAGGAGGGTACTCCGCAGGGCGGTCCTCTGAGTCCTCTGTTGAGTAATGTCATGCTTAACGAACTGGACAAGGAACTCATACGTCGCAAACACCCGTTTGTCCGCTATGCCGATGATGCGCTGATATTCTGCAAGTCCAAGCGGGCAGCAGAGCGAGTGCGCAAGACGATAACAGAGTTTATCGAGAAGAAACTCCATTTGAAGTTGAACAAGGAAAAGACCGTCGTGTCGTATGTGGGAGGTGTGAAATACCTCGGGTATTCCTTCTACGTGCAGAAAGGCAGATGCCAACTCTGTGTTCATCCCAAGTCAAAGACGAAGATGAAGTCCGCGTTGAAAGACCTGACACGTCGGAGCAATGGCTGGGGCTATGACAAGAGGAAGCGGAAGCTGTCAGAGTATGTGCGCGGTTGGGTGGGGTACTACCACCTTGCCAACATGAAGCGATTCCTTGAAGAGACCGACGAGTGGCTTCGCCGCCGCATCCGCACGTGTATATGGAAGGCTTGGAAAAAGCCCAAGACGAGGGTAGAAAACCTCATCAAATGTGGTGTTGAGCAGCACCAAGCCTATATGTGGGGCAACACGCGTCTGGGGTACTGGCGTATATCAGATAGTCCAATACTGCATACTGCCATTTCCAGTGCCAACTTGAAGAAACAGGGCTATCCATGCCTGTTGGATTCATATCTTGAATGGCATCCAAATTAGGAACCGCCGTATGCCGAACGGCACGTACGGTGGTGTGAGAGGTCGGAAAATGAAGTAGGAGGAAAACTACTTCATTTTCCTCCTACTCGATTAGTTTGTTTAGAAGCGGATCATGCCTTGAATCGTTTCGGTGGTATCGGTGGGGGCACTATCGCCGGCGGAGCTGAGCAGGTCGCCGCTTGCCTGACTGTTGATGCTATCGAGGATGTCACGCGTGCGCTTGTAGGTTGGTGTGGACTCTACGGCTGAGATGACATCGTCGTTGTCGAGGTCTTCTGGACGGAACAGATAGATGTTCGG